CGTGGCTAGCCACCCACATGCGGTATTATATGCCCCCGCAGAGGTGATGGCCCCCACTGCTGGCAGCCACACCATACAAAGCAACATGTTCTAACGGAAAGTTTCCACCAGCCATAACCGGGAGGAACATCCTAAGTAGTGTTGACTGATAAGCACAATGCGACGACTCCAACAGCTCAAACCTGGTTCCCATCATTTCCAGATGTAGCAATAAGACTAAATGGCACCATCTTTAATACCACCTAGAATCCAACACGCCACGAGAGCGCTCACTAAACCTACTCTTCTACGTTACGTATATATTCTAATTAAAGAGACACTGGGGAAGTACCACCATCAGTATAACCAGTAGTGTCTATATCACCAGCATTAAGTGTAAAAGCATCCTCGTAAATGTTGATTTAGCTAGGACCTTTGTAAATTGTGAAAACTTGGGTTGACAATGGAAAATAACCGGCGTCGTTTGCGATAGGCGTTCCTTGCACCTAATTACCCAACACATTAGTGATGTAATCACCATTGGTGGTTGAGTTAGTAACAATGGTCGCTCTATACCAACCGGCCTCAGAGACAGCAACTTTACCACTGGAATTCACCAACAAACCAGTGTTGATTTGAGGAGTAACAGAGGGATACCGCTGGGCTGGAGTGTCAGTCCAAGTAGCTATGCCATTAGTAGCACGTAGACGACGTACACCCTATGGTTTCATAAGCTCAATTTCATAATCAACAAAGATAGCAGCATTACCGGGAACATTGGAGCGTAAAAAGTAAAACAGCGCACCAGTATCGTACCACTTTGCTGCTTGCTCATTTTCTCCATCTGCCCGGATGAAAAACTCAACAGTTGGAGGTTTCACTTCACACGTCATGTTACCCCATGAGGATGACACTTAGGCTCTGTAATTTGAAAAGAATTCCGATTCGTTCGTAGGATACGTATCGACCGGGTCGTAATCAAAGTACATGCCCATGTTACCCGCAGAGGTGGTTGGCAAATAAGACACAATTCTGTAAGTTAGTTTTCTAAATTTATACTTCTCAAATCTGGTGGCAATCTAACTCAACCACGGAAAATCCAGCTAATTGCCGGGGTTAGCAGTGGTACGAAAGATTTACACAGTGCTTACATTAGAGGCTGCGCTAAAGAAGCGAACCATCTCTGTATGTTTGACCAAACAACGTTGATCAGATCCGGTTAAACTTGCACCAGAATTCTGGGCACGCCGAAAGGTGTTGACCGGAGCAACATTGTTTTTGACGTTCTTGGCTTTATTCTTATTCATCTTGATTTAATTTTGCTTAATATTTATAAAATAATTTTCAAGCCCCGAGTAGATCATCATAAGCGCGTCCCTCGTGGAACTCACCAAAACTAGGCTCTCCAAACCTAACTTGGACCTTGCTAAAATGGTCCTCAAGTACCGTCTACTCCAACGGGGTGATACCAAATGCCTTCCAAAAGCTGTACCTAGTCCGGGGATGTACATCGGTAGCAGTGTGGGTTAATCCTTTGGAAAGCATGTAAAACCCAGATTCAATCGTTGGAGCGATTTCCTAATCGTGTGCGGAGCTGTATGTGTTTGGAAAGGCTTAATAAAAAGAGCTATACACTGGAATGTCCCCTGCCAAAGCGAGGCCCCCTTTATGGACACAAGAGCACCACAAGTCAAATACATCGCGTCGTGATAAATCACACCGGCTATGTATATCCTTGGGGATTGCTGATGCGGGGTTACGCACCATCTTGTACCCATTAGGAGTCCACACTGGTTTAGTCTGGCAAAAATTTATGTGTTCGAACTAATCGACCACACCTTCCGATTCCATAGTATATCCCATAGCATCAAACCAGGATACTAGGTCGCTGATAAGAGGTAGGTCTTTGCGTTCAATAATTAGAACGCAATCATCGCCATTGTTGGCCAACCTCCACTTGCATCTGTTATGCATATATGAATATATCAGTCCAACCATTGTAAAACAATTACCGCTGGATGTGTTCATATCGCCGGATGCGCGTGTACCTTCGACTTCGTATTTGACCCGCAGCCCTTCCTAAGGAAAAACTGCAGACCCCCTGTTTAGGAGCTAACAATCTAACAACTGCTTCAATTCATGCCTATGCTATTTTGGCACCATTCGCAACCATTGTTAGTGTTCGACTTTAAGGGAGGCGACATGTTGATGCTAGTCAAACCTACTAGCGTCCAAATCAATGGCTATTGGATCAACAAACTGCTCCCAATGGTGTCTCATCACCTCTCCTTGCTTTAATGCGTTCATACCTTTAAATACAACTGGGAAACCACATACACGCTCAAGAATACGAAACATTGCCTTCTCCAAATGAGCTATATAACATCCCAAAAGGACATTAAACTCGGGAGTTCTGGGGCTAATGTTCCGCGGTGCCTTGGCGAGTTTGTCTCCTAACACTTTCTCGACCTTTACGAAATTACTAAGGCGGGACAACCGTTGTAAATCGACCTTTCCGGCTCTTTCCATCTGTTCCAGGTTTGCTACTGCACGTAAATAGTTACGATAACGCCTGCCGTTGAACTTGTATCTCTCACAAAATACAAGCCTGCCAACGGGGGGTGTTGTGAAACTATAACGCTTTAGCTCATCAACGAATGGCTAGAACTTTGAACGGTAAAAGGTCTCGGTAGGGGGGGTAGTTTCGACTTACCCTTCCTCCTTCCGGACTGTTAGGACACGTTAATATACAGAGACAGCAAGGTTTGTCGAATTGTGTTGATGACATCCTACCTTGCTGCTAATCCCAAAACCTCTCAATTTATATAGCCGTGGAGGTGGTTTCTTTCGGCATTGCCGCCCTTTCACCGGGATAGACTCAACCCGCATCCAGCCACGCTAGCCACGCCAACACACAGGATGGTCGAGATGACTAGTGCACGCCGGTTGAGAGGCAATCCCAGAAAATTTGGCGACATAATATCTTTAACTTACTCTCTACGAGCAAGCTATTTCCTACACTTACGCTACTACAACATTTAGACGTACTCCTAATCGATGAAAAGTATTTCATTAATACTTTTCTCAATCACGTGGAGGAGGTCACACCTACGAATAGGTAGCCTCAACTCCTTTATGATCCGCCTAATAATGTCGCCAAGCACTAAGCTATCAGCAACACCATCGGAATACGCTCTTCTATTGTAATTCTCGTCGAAATGGGTGACAATTCTTGCCACAGCGGCATAACGTCCTGAGTACCGGGGTGCACTCTATTCATCTTAAATCCACTCATTGTCAAGGTCGGCGGTAGCTTTTGTAATGCAATTATGATCAATCGCAGCTTCCCAACTGGACTAATCGAACTACACCACGCCGGCTACGGCTTCCTATGTCACCCGAGAGCACCACCTGACACCAAACTTATTGGCGGTGCGCGCGGAAGCAGCAACTAGGGAAAGGAGACTACTGCCAAGTCCGTTATGTAAATCCTAC